CTCTCTATAGCTCCACAGGAAGCTAAAGAGAAACAAAAAATAAATATTAAGGTAATATTTTTCATGATTCTTCAAGGTCTAATATTTGCTAATAACTGTAATCCATAAATAACCTCATTCATCTGCTCACAAACACTTAACGCTCTTCGTTCAACTCTAATATAAATCACTTTTGAACCAGCTGGAATTTCCATCTTACTTATCCCTACACCTAAAACAACGGTAATAGGAAAAGGAGGAACTTTATCTTCTTCTTCGATAGAAACCTTAATCTCCTCAATACCATCAACCGACTCAATTATTAGCGTCTGTGCATAAGCAGTACTAATTAAGAGACTAATCAAGATACTAATCAACACTCGCATAAGCTACTCCTAAAGAAGAATGTATTTGAACCACTGTCATATTAACTCCAACCTCAGCGTTTATTGAAACAGGTAAATAAATAGGAGGAAAGACTCCACTGTAATCTTTTTCAGTTAAAGTATTAAGCATACATCCTAAACACGAGTTCGCATTTATGGTTTTTTCATAACTGTCTGCTCCAATCATAATCTTTACAGAGCTCGTATAATTAAGATTCGAGCATATAGCTATCCCAACCATCCATTCTCCTCCGTTCTTCTCACTTCTTCCAATACAAGCATATAGAGTTTTTCTATCAGAAAACATAAATGTGAGAGAGGCACTACCTAAAAATTCGTCCTCTTCCGCATTAGCCGATTTTATAAGAAAAACCCTAAATTGATATATATGATTTAAAGGAACCTTATTTATAATAATCTCATTACTATAAGTAGGTATCACAAACGTATTCAACACTTTATCTGTTTGGTCAACTACCTTAACCCTAAAACCAAAGATATTTTCGTAAGATTCCCATCTACAGCCAATCTTACCATCATAAGTTTGAAAGGCTATAACTTTGATTTTATCCGTTCCTATAATATCATCAAGAACAGTATTATCATCACTCCAATCAAAAGGATTAGGCTCACAGTTTGCTGGACATGCTTGAATAAAAAGCATAACAATTACCAATAAGGTAATAGGAATATTAGGTACTGGCGGTCTTTTTTTCATTTGTTTCTCCTTTTAATGTCTCATATCCATTCCATTCATTAACTTTAATCTGAATAGTAGAGAACTTTGAATCTGTTTGTTGATTTATTTTGTTTATCATACTACTTAACGCATCCGAATTGTAGCTTTTGGCTACTATAATTCTAATATTTAATCTGTTCATCTTAGATTCTTTTAATATAGCCGTTTCAAATGCGTCAATAAATTCCTCATTAGCAAAGTCTGTATCAACAAGATTAAACGTAACATGAACTCTCAACTCAGACAAATAGTCAAATATCTCCAATAAAGGGGCTAATAATTCATCTTTACTCTTTACATAAACAAATTGCTCTACATCATATACTACCCTTCCACATCTAAGACCATATTTTGATGGAATAATAACTATACAAGTCTTACAACACTTTAAACTTATAACCTTCTCTTCTGGTTTAATAATATCCGACCATCTTTTTTTTCTAACAGCAACTGAAAGAATGTGCGGAAGATAACGTTTAATTACATCTGAATATAAAACTATAATGAGTATAGACGTAACAAAAAACAATATCCAAAACAACACATCTATTTTGCTTAATGCTTCTATTAGTTTAATTGCTGTAACCATTTTTTAACAGTGTATCCTATAGATATAAACAGTATTATTGCGGCTAAAAAAACTATTATCATATATACCATATATTCAACAACTATCATATCCCTGACCGTTGAACGATATATAATAATAAAATAACCAATAGTATTTTTATATCCAAGATAACTAATCTCAATTGGTTTATACGCTACAAATACCCTTAGATTATCATGCTGCATAACATAAGAATATCTACGCTCATTAAATAATTCAGTTAAATCACTATTAAATGTCCCAATGCTGGATGTATCGGAACTCCAAATAATATAGCCATTATCCCCAACTACATTGCTACTTACCGTTTCTACGGAGGTAAATAAAATAAGAATTAAATTTATAGACTTATTCAAATATAATGAAAAATTACTTTCTCCATCATTGCAACACATATACAGTTGACCTTTATATTTATTATACGCTTCATCTTCAATACAACTCTTAACTTCTGATTGAGTCATAGAAAACGTAGTAAAGGCAGACTCAATTTTATTTTTGGTTTCTTTAGCCCCTTGTCTCGCTATAGCGTTAAATCCATTGTGTATCATAGACTCAGTATAAAAAGTTCTCCAAAAGCCCAAAAGACCGAAAGAGATTAAAAATATTATAACAACTAATAAGGTTATATTCCTCTGTATCGTTTTGATTCCCATGACGCACCTATAATTATAAATAATCCAACAAAAAACTCAGCTATTCCATATTTATCATCCATACTGGTAAGCTGAGCTTCAGCATACCAGGAGACTGTTAGGTAAAAATAAAAAGATGCAAGTACGATGCCTAAAGATGCAACTAAGTGAACTTCACTATATATAATATAGTAGGCACATACCATAATAGCACAAAGAAATATAAACATCTCAGCATAAAGAATTATATAAGTCCCTTTAGTTTTAGAAGAAATAAACAACGATACAAACAAAAGAGCTACAATAAAGGATAACTCAAAAACATCCCCCATAAATCTGGAGCTAAGAATTGTATCGAGATAAGCACGCACCTTTAGATATATTTCTTTCACTTGGACCCCTTAAATAAGGCATATAATTAAGCCTCTGCGGTGTGCGGTTAATTGTGTCAGCAAAACCGACATATTTATTATCTGTAGGAATAAACGTTATTCCCATTTCTTTGCAGATAACAGGTAAATACCCAAAAGCATCCATACAATCCCAAAGTTGCGAAACTGGAAATGTAAGAAGCTGTTGTTCTAATTTTTCACAGTTTACTTTATTATGATAAATTACTCCTGCCCTATAATACGGAGCAAGTTGAGCTATTCGCTCTTCCTTTTTTCCAACAGCTTTTAACTCCCGAAGCTGAATCATTACTCCATGTGTTTGAAGATAATTTTCAAACGGCTGAGTTATAAATGTATGTAATGAAGTCGCCTCATAAAAAATAGACGTTGCGTTATAAAGAATAGCTTGTTTAGTCGCAAGGTCATAAATCTCATCTGGATAAAATTTTCCAGACATCACATTTCTTACAAAAACCCTTGAATTTTCTGATTCTATTCCAATAGTTAAAATAGCCGTGTCCGATGAGTGAACTTTTACGGTCTTAGCTGGGTCAATAACTACGAAGTTTATCAACTTATTTGCATCTGTTTTCTCTCCATTAACGTCAATCTTTGTTAAAGTATCTTCATAATATTTAAAATTCTTCGGACTAAACACAGGATCTTCTGTTGACATAGGAATATTTCTATACTCTCTATAAAACGAGTCAAGCATACCCATTTTCTTATGCGTCTCATATTCCAACTGAATACGCTCATCAGACATATACTCTGGTGCTTTACTCTTTAAATCATCTCCAAAAGCCTCAAATCTAATAACATGCCAATCATCAAGCTTCATGAGATAGACAGGAATAGCATCTTGATGTTTTAATGTATCAATATACACTATTTTAAACTCAGCATCAAAAAATCCAGTACATTTAAGCGGGTCAGAAAAGAACCATTCTCTTCTCTTTTCTCTCATATCTTCACTAATAAGCTCTTCTTTATCTTCAATATCATCACAAATTATAAGGTCTGGTCTATAACCTGAATAATTAAGACTCCTAACCTGTTGACCGATACCACGTGGAATTATGAATGAATAATTATTTGCAACCCATCCTTCAGTAGAAAATGTCTCCTCTCTTCCTTCAATCTTCTCGGGTTTCATACTACCATAAAATTTTCTAATAAGTTCATTAGTCATTAAAGCATTCTTTAAATTTTCTGTTTGTCTTGTCGCTATTGTATTCGAGTATGAAATATATACCATAAACCTACTTGCCTTTAATAAAATCTTCCTTGCCATATAACGAAATAAAAGAGTTGTTGTTTTTCCAAATCCACGTGGGCATAAAATTAAAATCTTTTTATGCTTACCATCAAGAGCCTCACATATTTGTTTATGTATATGAGTATCAACTGGAAACAAATCAGGAAAGTAAAACTTTCCAAACTTTAAAGAAGTTGATAAAGACTCAGCCAAAACACCTTTAACATCAGTCATCAATACTACTCTCCTCTCTAATCATTTCAATCCCAGCCGCTTTTGCTCTCGCCCTAATTGCCTCAAGGTCTTCAGGCGAGATTGCTACAGTTATTTTTCTCATATCCATCCTTTGTAATGGACTAAAACCACCTACAGCAAGAAGATGTCTTGCATTTTGAGACTTTACAGAATGGGACACAGCATCACTTCTTAGTGTTTCTTCAAGATACTCTAACGCCCTCGGCATTATTTCATTTATTCTTGCATTGATGTCCATTACATCACTATTCTTATTAGCCTCAAGTAATTGAATCTGTGCCATAATAGCAGGCATCCTCCTAACCTTAGAGATATATTCTGGCACCATTCCAACAATCTTTGCTATCTCAGCATTATCTAATCCTAATACAATATATCTCGCAATGTTAGAGTGTTTACTCCACAATAACTCAGAATCTGCCGAATAAGCATCTCCATTACTAACCCTTCCATCCTTAGACCAACTTCCCAACTCCTTAACCACCCCCCTCCACCTCCTCCCTATACTTTTTACATTTTCCGCCATCTTACTTCCCAATAATATAATCTACAATGTATAAAACACTTCAACTTTGAGGGTTTAATTATCTATTCAGAAATAGTAAATAAACCACCTTGACATGGTTAGAGATGGTTATCCCCCTTTCTATTTTATACATGGCAACCGATCTCATAATTTTTCCTAATACGGAAAAATTATGACCCGCCGAATTACATTCAGTTATTGAATTATTCTTTACTCATTATGCCTCCATTCAGTTGCCGAATGACATTCAGAAAATATTGCACTCTTTACTCATTATTACTCGGTTCAGAAGAAAAGGTGTATTCGGTAAGGGGTGATGAGTAATTTGGAAAGTAAAAGTTATTTCGGTAAGACGAAAATGTTTTGGCTTGCCGAACATTTTTCACAGTAGGTTAAAGTGTTGATAATAGTGTGTTTTGGATAAGTGCGAAGGTGCGTGGATAGGGGTTTTAGCGTAAAACGAAAATATTTAGGAACGCCTAACTTTTAAAACGAAAAACCGTGCAGAGTTTTCACCCTGCACGATTCGGGGTTATTTTTTCATTAAGCCGTACTTCTTCAATTTATCGTTATCAGCCAGTAACGACATGATGAACTTCTCTTCTCGTTGCTCTTTCGTAAGTGTTTTATTATCAACAATAAGTTCATAACCACCAGTTTTGAGAGTGTTGTAGATACTCTCAAGAGTTCTAAGCGTTCTCAGGTAGGTCTGAAATTTTACAATAATACCACTGCCCACCAGTGAGCGTGTTACATCACCTGTTAGGACAAAACCTTCTTGAATATACACTTGAAACAATTCATTGCCTTGCCACTTGGTTTCAACAAATGGGGTAGAGGAAAAATTTGTTTTGCTCAAGTTTTCATTTTCCTCTTTCATGATTACAGCTTTAAGTTGTTCCCGTTTCTCACCTTGTAGGGAAATACGAAAACGACTGGTGCTGAGTTCAAACACATCATCAGCTTTTTTTGGGATAAAAAACACAACCACCCTACCGAGCTTTTTTTCGTTTTTAAACGTGATTGTATCGGCATAAGTCAAGCAATACCAGTCGTTTTCACCTTGATATAGCCCACGTGTTGCCTTAAAATCAATACTCTCCACCTTGTCATTTTTCATTTTTTCGTTTTTCATTTGTTATTTTCCCTTTTTTTTCAAAATTTAAATCCGATACCTATACTAATGCAAAGTATATGCCAAAATACCACAAAAACACAAATTTCTTATAAATCCGCAGTAGGCAAGGATTTACAGCACTTCACTTTTAGCATAGATGTTTTCACTAAACTTAAAAATGACAAAATTTGTCATGCGAAAATGCTCTTTTTAGTGGGTAGCCTACAGTATCAAGGTTTAAGAGACTGACAAAAATTGTCATTTTTTGACAAAAATTGTCATAATTCATTTTTGAACGTTTTAATGTATTGCGTGGCATGAAATATGCAACGGTGAGCTAATTCAGGTAATCTTAAATGTGTACGGAAAAACAAGTTTATTTCGCCATTGGTTAAATGGTTTCATTCACTTAAAGGATTTTACCGATATGAAAAACATTAGCATAAAAGAAAAAAGTTAGGTGAGCCAAAATGGTTTTGGTCGCATAAAACGGTATAAATTTTGCATTTGCAGGTATTATGCCAACCGAAATGCGTTCAATAAATAAGACATGAATAATAAATAAAGGAAAGTTACTAAACGACATTTATTCGAAGAAAACAAAACGATAAAATTTTTACCTCACATGGCTATAGCCGTTTTCTGCATCTCACATGGCTGTAGTAACAACCTCAACTGAGTTTATTTTTTAACTTCAGATTGCGAAGAGGAGGTGATATTATCTTCAAAAGGCGAAAAGAAAGAAAATAATGGGGGGCGAGGGGGGGCTTAATAGATGAAGGTAGAGAACTTAACCTAAAAAAGAAAATCCAAAGCTACTTCTTAATGAAAGAGAGGAAAAGAAATATCTTAAATAAAAAGCCTTTTTTGAACGTAGGTGGAAGTGAAGAGAAGGAATAAATTCTTTGATTTTTATCTGTTTTCATCAGGTAAAAGTGGAGAGAAGAAAAGAAAAGGAGGAATTTTCAAGAAGCTGTGTTTTTGTGGCTTTATGGTTTTACCTTAAATTCTCGTAGAAATAGTCATTTTTAAAGATATTACCTTTAAAAAACAGTCCTTTTTCATTATAGAAGAGAGTTTTATCTATGCTACCACAAAACCACAAAAACGGGGGTCGGCACAGGCAGACATCTTTTTTCCTTTCTTAGCTTTTTTCTCTTACTGTAGCGTTTACAGGGAGATATATATAGATATATATATAGATATATATATATCTATATAGAAAAACTACTAATAAGTAATTGAATTTACTCAAAAAAAAATCCAAAAAAATACTTGACTTTTTCCTGTTCGTGGGATATAACGGTTTTGTGGTTTTATGGTTATGAGGGATAGGAGGTTTTTATATGAAGATAAAATTAAATGAAGCAATGTTTATCGTAAAGGTTTATGAGAGTTTGGAAGACGGTCTAATAGAGGTGAGAGACTTCAATAAAGAGGTAAAGGAATCATTGGTAGAGGTATTAACTACCATGATTGGAGTCTTCGAAAAAACAAACTTGCTTGAGGAGGCGGATGAGGTTATCTTCAAGTATGAGGAAAAAAAGAAAAGAGGAGGAATAAATGATAACAATAGGGGATAAGAAGTTTGAGATTCAAAAAATTGTGAGACCAGAGACGATTAAGGTCTCCACTACAATAAAAGTAAAAGGAGGCAGAATAAGAGCTTCTCTCTACAAAAAAGGAGATGACAGCCTTAACAGTGAAAGGTTGAAATTCCATATATTAAATGCAGAAGGTGGTGTAGCACCCTCTACATATCATGAGTACAGAATAAACTACGAGTTCATCCAAAACCTCTCACCTGAAGTCAAAATTTAAACGTAGGTGAGAGAGTTAAAGGAGGTTTTAAATTGGAAGATAAATGTTATGTGTATGCAGATGGGAGGATAATCTACTGCTCCTCCCATGAAGAGTTTGCAAGAAAACAAGGATTTTCTGATTCTGATTCACTCCAGAAAAAATTCAATGCTGTTAAACTAACTGATTATGGCTGGGTTAAGGAACTTGAATTTGAATTAACAGGTAGACAAATCACATCAATTATTCAAGTTTCCTTAAAGCAAGGTGTGCCTGTGCCTGTGTTCTTAAGGTCTTACCTGCCAAACTTTACGGGGTTTGATACCCCTATAGGGTGGCTGAAAGTTAAAGACCTTAAAATTCTGCTTGCTATGGTGGGATAAAGGAGATGAAAAATGGAAAAGAACACAAAAAAACTCCTTTCTGCAAAAAAATCATCCATAGTGAAGATGATGATAAGAAAGGGGATAAAAATAAAAAGGAGCTGGAATAAAACTCAGCTTCTTGAGGCTTTTGAAAGGGAAGGCTTGGAAGTAGAGGTAAAAAGAAGAGAATTTTATAATCCTCAGATAAAGGAGAAGTAAGGTGTTTGAGTTGACATGTTTTACAAGGCAAAATAGAGATGGAGAGTATGCTGCTTACAGCCTGGGAAGATTTGAACAACTCTCTTGGGCTATAAACAGCATAAATATTGAGGATGCTCTTTCTTGCATTGATGAACCTGCAGGATTGACAGATATTTATGCTATAGAAGAGAGTGGAGCAGTTGTAGCAATAGGCTACTTAACCATCAATGCCCTTAAATGGGTATTTACAAAGGAGGAAAAAGATGAAGGATGACATAATGACAGAGTCATCAGTCAGAGTGGACGTGGTGGTTTTAGCAAACGGAATAAAAGGAATGCAAAAAGTTGATGTGTTCTCTCGCTCAGTAGGGGATGCTTGCAGAAAAGCAATTTGGTTGGCAGGACTTGTCTTACCACCTGAAGAGAGAATAACAAGAACAGAAGAAGCACTAAGGTTTCTTGGAGTTATCGGCATTACTCCAAGAATAAAAAAGAAAAAAAAAGGAGGTAGTATGAAAGAAAAAGAAGATAGGGATAGTTGCGAGTGGGAAGACTGCAATTTCATGGCAGAGTTTTTAATCATACCAAAGATTCAGGTAGGGTTCGAAGACTTTATGGTATGCGAAAAACATAAAGTAAAATTTTCAGTTAAGGAGTATTTCATATACTCCTTATGGGAGGAACATGGATAAAGTAAGGAGAGAGATATATTTGAGGTATGCGAAAAACATAAATTTTCTGAACTATGTCGAACTTGCTGGCTGGTTTTTCGCAAAACAAGAGAAAACCAATGTTCGGGAAGGAAAAATAGTTCAATCCCTTCTTGATGAATTAAAAGAAGAGGATAGAAATATGAATCCTTTCTTAGAAGTATTCAGAGAAATTCTTAAGTTAGAAGGATATTGTTAACCTTCTCCGCCATGCCTGCGGCGGAGTGAAAAAAAAGCAGGCATTCAGCAGGTTATATGCACTTTTTCAGTAATCACAAAGACGTAAGTTTTATCGAGGCACATACAGAGGAGAAATGCATGCTTATTCAACACCCATATATTGAGCCTGAATGGAGTGTTGAAGAAATTCGTTCCCGCTGTGCTAAGGAAATTGGGCAAGCGGTAGAAGCGGAGAAGTTGATAATCAACGGGGATTATACCCTTGTTGCTATCATTCTTCTTGCAAGAGCAGAGGAAGGAAAGCCTACGGGCTTTCTTGCTATGAAGAAATTCAATGAACCGAGCAATGAGAAGGATGCAGAGGGGAGAATAATACACCAGAACATCCTGAAACCGGTGGGAATCAGGTGGATAAGTTAAGAAGTTAAAAAAATTCCCAAACCCAACACTCCGCAAGGGGGCTTGGTAGAAAGGGGATGCTACATACTAATCTTTAATCAGCAGCCCGACGTCTGCTTAAACAACGCCGGAAAGGAAAAACAAAATGAAAGGAATTAAAATGGTTATGATAAAAAAATTGCAGGAAGAGTTGAAGAAGTTATATGATGGAAAGTATTTCGCCCCGATTTGTTTCGGGGATTCCTTTCTTAAAAAAGGGAAGCAATATTTCATAAATAGAGGTAATTTAGCCTCTATATATGAGTTTGAACATGCACATATCACCGGGAAAAAATTTACCCCGGCAATAAATATATCTGAGTGTATCTCAGATATAAATATATTTAGAATGGCACAGGACATCCTTTCAGGAAACTTTTATCTGGGGGAGCCGGTCGAAAAGAATTCACTCCCTGTAACAAAATGGAAGGAGGTGGATTTGTTGGCGGTTCTTCGGGAAAAGGACATACAAATGAAAACTATAGACAAGTACTTGCTATGTCTTGACCCGTCTGCGGTTGAGATATGGCACTATGAATGGCATACTGCGGTATGTGGTTTGCGCAACGGCACCGGTTGCGGTACTGCGGAAATGTCATATATAGTTATTCCTAATCCTGACCCTGAAGGGGAGTTCTACCGACCCTTCTATGGAGAAAAGCTGATAGGGAAATGGGGTCGGGGTTTCGGGAACGTATCATCTCAGTCTGTCCCCAAAATAGAAACTGACTTTGAACTCACTGAAGAAACGGAACAGTGGGTGAATCAGCATTTAGAAGAATTCACCCACGTTCAGAAAAGTTCCGCTCATACCGAAGCCGAATATGCTGAGGCTGAGGCGGAAAGGCAAAGGAGAGAATATGAATATTAGGCGGTTAAGATTACCTCCGGGCGGCGTATTCACGGCAGCAAACTATATGTTTCCGTTGGAAACCTTACAGGTGTCTCAGCTACAGCACCTGCTGAGAATTGTGAGAACCAAGTCAAGAGGTCAATGGTTGTTTTATGCCGCCAGAGACCTCAAAGCGGCGGGAAAATACAGATTAGAAAAATTTGTTAGGTGGATTTTATCACTAAGCAGAGAGGAAGCGGAAACTGCTCTCTGCTTAGTGATGAATAACGGGGATGAGCAAGGATACGTTTATTTCAGTAGTTTCGTCTGCAAAAACCTCGCTATTTTGGCAGGAGACGAAGAATACCTGTCCAGCAATCCAATTTGAAATACCCTACCTCGAATAAGGGCTTATTCTGATTATAGAATAAGCCTTTGTGTAAAAAGGAGATAAAATAAAAAGGAGATAAAACATGGAAAAAAGAGATTTGCAATTTTTGGAAACTTGCCGTTATGACAATTTCCTCTCGGTTATGAGGTTCGAGAGTGTGGTTGCTGAAGATAACATCCACTACCTCGACATCAAATTGGAGGAAATTTTTGCGGGGCAAATAGGAGTCAGCATAACTGCTTCTCAGAAGTTATGGCAACTGCCGAAATACAGGGATGCGGTGTAAAGAGACATGAAAGGAAAATGTTACGAGTACAGTGTGAGAGCAATCCTTTTAGACCCGACTCTCATACTTGCAAAGGGGCATTACTACTGTCCCTTTACGAACAGAAAATATCCGCACTGGTGGTGCGTTAGGAAAGACGGGTCGATCTATGACCCCACCGCCAGTCAGTTCCTCTCCAATGGGGAGGGTGAGTATCTCCAAGCAACAGACTTTGTAGTTTGTGAAGTCTGTGGAAAAGAGGTGGCAGAAAAAAATGCTTTTTGGTCAGGAAAGCATCCTGCTTGCTCTGGAAGGTGCTTTGAGAAGATGGTTTTATAACCTGAGTTTATTTTTTAAACTCAGGTTTTTTTTTACCTAAAATTCCTAAATAGTTTCTCTCTCAACTCAGTTTGACAAATTCCCAAAAATATATTATACTGCGTACAGTGAAAATTGGAAAGGTCATAAAACAACTGAGTTCAAAAAATAAATGGAGGTGATATAATTTCTAAATCTGGCAAAGGTGTAATGAATACTATTTTCTTATCTTGAAAACGGTTTTAATCATTACAAATCAAATATAAAACATGGGAAACTTGACAAAACATGAAAACCATGATAAAACATTTTAAATCTTAATCGAAGGAGGATTTTAACATGAACGAACAAGTAAAAGAAAATGGCATAAAAGAAAATGGCGAAAATACATCTGATTTACGCCTTGTGTTTGAGGCTCCTAAATCTGCAGATTTGATGGAGCATGAATACAGAACAATTGTAACAGGCTCACCCAAAGCGGGCGTGAAGAGTATCCATTATATCCGCTGGGGGAATAACGTGAATAAACTTGTTGAAATTTACGGTGAAAAAGCTATCATGGAAGCTATTGAGGATAATTTACGTATCTCCCTTCAACAAGGAGTACGTAACAATCTTAATAAACTGTCCGAAGCAAACAAAGGAAAGTACATCGAGACCGACGTTATCTCAGCAATAGCTGAGGTAAAGTATGAAAGTTGGACTCCTGAGCTAAAGGGAAGACAGATAATCTCCACAGATGTGTGGAAGAGCCAAACAGAGGACAGAATCAAAGCTATGACGGCAGAAGAGAGATTGGCATATATCGAAAAAGTTCAAGCAATGGTTTAAAATTCAGAAAAAGGACTCCTAAAATTAGTACTTTAGGAGTTCTTCTTTATACAAAAATGAGTAAAAATGAGGAGTTAAAATGGGAAAACGACAAGGTATAATGTTAGCCTATCCTTTCGAGGAAAGGCGAATAACAGATAAAAAGTTCGGATGGAGTCCGCCTTATTTTATACAGCCAAAACTTGATGGTCTTCGTTGTAGAGCAGTTATAAACGAAGACGGAGAGTTTATACTCAAATCTTCTGAAGGAAATGAGTTCTTTGGATTTGAACAAATTCAAGAAGACCTTAGAGAATGCTGTAAAGAAAGCGGAATTACGGAGTTTGATGGTGAATTATATAACCACTACCTGCCTTTTGAGGCAATTGAAAGTGCCTGTACATCTAAATATGATACAGGAGCTATTTCAAAAAGCCTTATTCAATATCACATTTTTGATATGGTAGATTCTACATTGGAAATGCCTACCTATATCAGACTTCGCAAAGTCTTTAAAATCAAAGAGACCGACAGGATTAAGACCGTAAAAGCTATCGCTATAAATAACCTAAATGAACTATATTCTATAACAGATACGATTGTTACTGACTATGAAGGTTTTATCCTGCGTGAACAAAGTTCCTCTTATGTAAGAAGACGCTCAACTAAAATGCTTAAATTCAAAGCAAAAAGGTTTGATGAATACGAAATTATAGAGCCTATAGTATATAACAACCAAAAAATGGTTGGAGCATTTCAGCTAAACGGCTTCAAAGTCAGTGCAGGTAATCTTAGCCATCAAGAGCGTACATGGCTATATAATAATCTGGAGTGGTGTAAAGGGAGGAAAATATTGATAAAATTTCAATCCTTTACTGAACAACATAAACCAAGATTTGGAATTACCGTTACAATTGACGGCTTATTCGCCGCAATGAAAGGAGGATTTTTGAATGAAAGTTAAAGACCTTAAAGAGCTAAGCCCTAATTTGATGGTTTTGGTTAAAGACAATGAAGATACTTATGATTTTAACTTGTATATAGAAAACACACTTACTTCTCATGAATATTATATCTTTAAGTTATCCGATTTATTTAAACTTGATGCGGATACTGAAATAAAAGCTATAATTGATGATAAAATTCATGAGATAGCCAGCTATCATATAACATACGGAGGAGAGATAGTTTTAGAAACGGCTCAAAAAAAGCCCTTAGAAAATAAGTCTATAAATGAATGGACTTCATTGATTCATAAACTATCAGTAGAAAAAGGCTGGTGGGAGACAGAAGTTATACCAGAAAAACTACTACTAATTCACTCAGAGATATCCGAAGCAGTTGAAGAGCTTAGGGACGGGACAGAGGTAACCTATTTTATGGACAAAAAGCCTTGCGGGTTAATTTTTGAGTTGATTGACGTTATTATACGAACCCTTGATGTATTAGGCTTCTACGATTGCAATGTAGAAGAAATGTTAAGAATAAAACATTCTTACAACGAGACTCGTACATATAGGCATGGAGGTAAGTTACTATGATAAAGGCAGTTATTGAGATTTTAGAGGAGACTGTAGAAGAGCTAAATAAAAATCCTCTTTTTAAACAGATTTATGAGACTAACTATATACTAAAGAACCTTATGGACGCTAAAACTATGCTAATTAACATGACAGAAGAAAATAGCGTCTGCCCAATTTGTGGTAATGAGTTGATTAAACGTACAGGCAAATTAGGTGTCTTTTATGGTTGCGTCAATTATCCCAGATGTAATTTTACATCTGACAGTCTTTATTCAAAAGACATTAAAAAAGGATTAAAAAGACTGGCAGATAAGATTTTAGCTGGAGATGATGCAAAGAGAAAAGATAAGGTTTTTGCGTATAAAAAATAATCTGTGGTTAAGAAATAAACGCAGATTAAGAAAAAGGAGATAAAATATGTACGATTCTTCAACGATGAAAGATTTTATGGTATGCCCAAGAATGTATTACTTTAAGAACATTCTGCATTGGCGTTCTAACTCACCTCGAATAGACGCTATGTTCGGTAGTGGCATACATAAATCTGCGGAAGTTTTTCTTCTTGGCAAAAGGAAGAAGTATAACTTTCGCAAAATCTATGAGGGATTAGGAAAAGACGAGCTTTATTATATAGAGCAATTATACGATAACATTCCTGTTCTTCAACGTGGATTAGAGGCATTTGACTCCGAGTTTACTGTTGATGAATATGATTATAACACAGTTAAAAACAGGGAAAGAGCGTGGCTATTCCTTCCTTTACTTCATGACTACACACAAGAGCTTATGGAAAGATATTCTCTTGTTATGTACGGCGATGTTCCATTGATAGAAGCAGGAGGGCAAATTCTCCTTAACTTAAACCAAGACGAATTATCATTCAGAATGGATGCCGTTTTAAGAAATGATAGAAAATATATCTGTTATGATTTCAAGACGTCATCAAGCGGATTTGACTTTGCGTCAAGATGGGAACATGAATTTCAAGTTCTTACATATACCTACGCCATGTTGATGGTGTTTGGCGAAAACTCGTTCGATTGTGTAAAGATTGGAGGACTTATCTTTAAGAAAACCAAGATAGAAAATGGAAGAACACCTCCTCTTGGACATTTTGATATAATTGAAGTAGATATAACACCATCTTTTGGTGAAGTAAAGGAATGGTGGACGCAGGCAAATCTTATAGTTAAGGAAATACAAGATAATAAGCAGAGGCTAACACTTGACTTAGAAAAGCCTATAATGGAGTCATTCAGGAAAAATTACAACGTATGTCATTTTCAATTCGGAAAGAGGTGTGATTATTTAGACCTTTGCCAACTATGGCAAAATCCTGTAAGAGAATCTCATACGCCACCGATAGGGTTCATTGTAGAAGAGTGGAATCCTATTCAGCCAAAAGTCAAGATAGGAGACGCTAATGGAAAATGTTAATATGACTGCTGGGGAAAAGGAGTTAAGAAGACTTCTTGAATCGCAAGAAAACTTAACAAAACAACAAAATTTCCTGCGAGCTACAATCTATAGTCCAAAGGGATTTGGAAAGACTCATTTACTAAGAACATGTCCCTTTCCTATTCATGTTGACTCTTTTGACCCTTCTGGGTCTCAAACGCTTAGTGATTTAAAGACACAGGGAAAGGTTATTGCAGATACGAGGTATGAAATTGATACCTTACAAGAACCAAAAGCCTTTGATACATGGGTAACTGAGTTTTATTCAAGAGAAAAAATAGGCTATTGGCAGTATATCTCCACATACGCTATTGATAGCCTAACCATGTTTCAAGACGCCATAATGAACAAAATTCGTTATGAGGCGTCAAAAGCAGCACCGACTAAGGAAAAAAAGGCGTTGTATAAAATAGATGACGTTCCCTGGCAAGATATGTACACCAAACAGATGAACTTAATATATAGGCATATAAGAGTTATGCTGAATTTGCCTTGCCACGTAGTTCTGTTGTGTCATGATGACCAACAGGTAGATAAAGAAGGTAATGCTAAAGGTAACCTATCAATCCTCACTGTTGGAAAGTTGAGAAAAAAACTTCCAACGCTTTTCTCTGAGTTATGGAAGTTAGAAATACATAACTTTGTAACAGGAGAGAGGAGACTTTTAACTCAACCAATTTCTGGTACAGATGCAGGCACTCGAATTGGGCATGGTGGAAAGTTAGAAAAATATGAGGTGGCTAACATAAGGCAAATCTTGAAAAAATGTGGGTTGCCTTACGAAGACAAAGAAAGGATAAAAATATGACCGAAGAATATGATAGTCCAAAGATAGTCAGGCTTTCTGATTTAGAGCCAGAACCAGAAAAAGAAGAAGAAGAATCTATAACAATAGATGATACACCTTGTCCCTTTTGTAAAAATCCAAAAGAATTTTGTTCTTGTGAATAACTTATAGAAACATCAGCCATTTAAACATGGTTGATGTTCAGGCAAAGCCTGCTGATGACATAAGTTATTAGATAAAATAAAAGAAGGAGAAAGAAAAATGAACGAAGTTTTCAGGTTAGACCAAGACTTAATAACCGAGATAAGTTCAGCTCAAGAGGTAATTGCTGCCGAAAAAGGGGACTATACCATAGAGCTGATAGGATTCGCTGAGGACTCAAATGGAGACATTATAAGAGAAAACAAGTCAGGAAACTACTTTATCATGCCTGAGTTCGAAATTTATGGAACTGGACAAGATGAACGTTACAAAACAATAAGGCATTATATAGGTTTGCCATTTAAGATAAATTCTGATGAGTATGAAACGCCTAAAGATTTTGCCAGAGCTAAAAAAGCACAACAAAATGCGTTAGTACAATACAGAAATTTCTCCGAAATTATTGGCGCGGTCGGGCAAACGGAGATACGATGGACTGACTATGTAGGTGCAAAGATGTACGTAAAGCTCGACAAGGTCGAGGACAGCTATGGAGTTAAAAACGAAATAGAGCAATTTATAAAACAACTGTAATCTGAAAATTCATCTGGATTTATTTTTTAAATCCAGATGAAGCTATTTAGGAGGATAGTATGAAAAGATTAAATGTAGATTTAGAAGATAGGCACGCTGGATTTCTAAACATATTACCTTATGGTGCTAAAAAAGCACTCTTTCATTGGTTTATAGATATGTTAATTATGAAGTCTATGAAAGACCCGTCTTTAACGGCTAGGATAGTTTCTGGAGAAATTACCAATGATATAAGCACTTGGATAGAGGCTATAGGAGGAGGAAACGATGTACTCAAGGAATGACTTAATGTTAAAACTTATCACTTTTAGGTCTCAACGTGTTGAGGTTTGTACTAAGGCTAAGATTGTGAAGGCTAAAAAGATAACGCACGATAAAAAACAAGTAAAGAAGCTGGACACTTTAGACGATATAATCGTCAAGTCAACGCCAGAAATGAAAAAAACGATAATTGAGATGTTAAAAACTCTTTAGGAGGTTAGGTATGGCTATGAAAGAAAACGTTTTATATGAATCAATTCACTTTTCTAAAATAAAAGAAGGTGAAAGATATAGAAAGGACTACGGTAAAGTAAACGAGCTTGTAGAATCTATCCATTCCGATGGGTTGTTTCATCCCATAGGAGTAAGAAAAAAGGGAGATGAATATGAGCTTGTCTTTGGTGGAAGACGCTTCAAAGCCCTCTTACAATTAATAGAGGCAAAAAAACATGAAGAGCTTATTCCGTGTAAAATCTATCTGGATGAGCTTACTGAACTCCAACTGAGAGAAATGGAGCTGTCAGAAAATCTTTACAGAAAAGATTTAACGTGGTATGAAAGGCAGGTTCTTAGAAAAAGAATCTTCGAGCTTAGGGAGGCAATTTCTGGAAGAAAACCTGCCAGAGTTAAAGATGGAGAAGGTATAACAATAGAGGAAATTGCTGCGTCATTTGGAATAAGTAAAGCCTCTTTATCAAACGACATCGCTATGCAGAAACAAATAGAAGCACTTCCTCCAGATATGAGAGAACACGTTATGGGTGCTCCAACAAGGAGCGATGCAGAGAAAGCCATAAAGAAATTACAGAGTAGAATTATTACTTCTGCTAATGCGGAAGTGATAAAAAGCCAAATTGATAAAGTTTATAGTGGCTCTATAAAAGCAGCGTTAATAGAATCATATAAACTTAATGATTTTTTTAAAGGTGTTGAGCGTTTTGATGATAATACCTTTAATTTTATTGAGGTAGACCCTCCTTACGGAATTGGTTTGGTTGAAAGTAAACAAGGGGACGTCATCTCATCCGAATATGTGGAAATAAATCATACCGAGTATGATTCATTTATCAATAAGGTTTGTCGAAGTTGTTATAGAGTTCTTCGGGATAACAGTTGGGCGATTTTTTGGTATGCAATGCCTAATCAACAGCTTTTATGGAACGCTTTGATAAATGCAGGATTTAAATTTGATAAACGTCCTGCCATCTGGAATAAAGAGAAAACAGGACAAACAAACAATCCACAACTTATACTTGGAAGTACTTATGAGTTGTTCATATATGCAAGAAAGGGAGTACCACATATACAAAAACAAGGTAGAAGTAACGTATTTACTTTTCATGAAGTTCCACCCACCAAAAAAATCCATCCTACAGAAAAGTCCTTAGAACTATATAAGGAAATCTACGCAACTTTTTGTTCTGAAGGCTCAAATGTTCTTGTATCGTTCGCAGGCAGCGGAGTAAGCTTAATAGCCTGCTATAAACATAACTGTCGTGGAATAGGATTTGATTTAAGCGAAAGTTTTAGAAACTCTTTTATAGTAAAAGTCGGAGAGTTGGAGAAGGAGGTAAAACATGAAGGGAATAGTTAATTCTATGAAAGAAGAGCTTGATAAACTGGTAGGAATAAGCGCAGAAGATAAGTTCATAATTGTTAAGCTGCGTAATAGTATAAAAGAGCTGTCTGCTATAGCAGAAGGAAAAAAAGTATCTTTTAGTGGAGTAGATTCTGAATCAAGATACTACGATAAAGGAGGAATTGAAACAATTGACATAATAGCCGCAAAGTTAACTGAAGAACAATTTGATGGCTTTCTTTTAGGTTCTGCGTTGGCTTATCTTTGCAGATGCAATTTTAAACATGATGATAAGGCAAGAGACGTGGAAAAAGCACAAGTTTACCTTAAATGGTTATCAGAATCATGCAAACCAAAAAAGGAGTAAAAGAATGTATTTATGCACGTGAATGTGAGCTTATATATGTACATGATTTTTGTCCTTGTAGTGCTTACACCACAACAATAGACCTAAACCAACGTGCATATTTATGTAAGCACTATAAAAAATGCTTAAACACATGGGCATTTAAAGATGTTAAAGTAAAGTGTCCATGTCTTAAATATGAGGAGATAAAGTTATGAAGCAGTCAATTTTTGTACCTCCATCAGGTAATCCTAACTCTCCATGTCTCGCAATTGTAGGCGAACAAAATGGTGAAGTTGAACTAAAAATGCGTCAGCCATTTGTCGGACCTACAGGCAGAGAGCTTGAAAAAATATTCAGAGAATTGAGAATCACGAGAAATGAGATATATCTTACCAATACGTTTAAATACGGTAGTAGTCTTAACATGTATTTAAACATGGTAAAAAATAAGCCTGTCTTGACGCCTTTAGGCACAGAACAAATTAACCTTCTAAAAGATGAATTGAGTAAAGTTAAGCCCAGAGCTATAGTAGTTTTAGGAAATGTTGCGTTATATGCCCTAACAGGGGAATGGGGCATAACTAAATATAGAGGTTCTATCTTTAAACAACCTTTTGGAACAGTAGTTGCTTCAATCCATCCAGCTACCATATTAAGAGGAGAGCCAGAAAATAAGTATCTTATAACTCTTGATATGGAAAAAGCAATGAGAGTATCCAAAGGATATAAAGAAAGAGAGCCTAACATATTTATAAAGCCTACGTTTAATCAGGCGTTAGACTTTATAGACTATTGTATGTCTCAAGAGTCCGTAAGTTATGACATTGAAACAACAGGAAGAAGAGGTTACAAGACACAATTAAGTTGTATATCTTTCTCTACTGAGAAGGACGTTATGTCTATTCCATTCTTAGGCGAAGGTAATATAAACTACTTTACGCAAGAAGAAGAGGCAACTATAATGGAAGCCATAGATAAGCTTCTATCAAATCCAGACATAGAGAAGGTAGGTCAAAACCTAATGTTTGACGCATACTTTATGCATTGGCTGTACAGAATTATACCTAAGAATCTTCAAGATACAATGATAGCACAAAAAATTCTAATGCCTGAGTTCAGAAAAGGTTTAGATTTTATATCATCTATCTTTATGGATATGAGATATTATAAAGATGATGGAAAGGAGTTTACCCCAGGGAAAATAAAAGATTTCCAACAGCTATGGAGATATAACGCTATGGATTCTTATGTTTGTAGTCAAGCATTTCCTGCACAAAAAACGTTGTTGATAAATCAAGGTAATTGGGAAACCTATCAATATCAGGTTAAATTGATAGAACCGTTAATGATGACTACATTTAAAGGTATTTATGTTGACCAAAAAAGAATGTCCGATGAGTTTCTTAGAATGAAGGCTGAAAGCGTACAACTCAAAATTAAGCTTCTTGAGATAGCTCTAAGTAAAGGAGCTAAACCTGATAAGGTAGATAACAAAATGGCGTCAAGTCATAAACAATTGTCTTACTATTTTTATGATGTTTTAAGATTGAGGAAGTATAAAACTAAGGCAAGAACAGACGGATTTGATGACATTGTGCTAAATAGATATATAGCCAACAACATTGAAGAAGCTTCAATAATTCAGAAAATACGGGAGTTAACTAAGCTGTCAAAAACATACCTAGACCCAATGAAGATTGATGATGATAGCAGAATCCGTTGTTCTTATGATATTTCTGGAACAAGGTTTTCTAGGTTATCTTCATCTAAGAATTTATTCGGGACTGGCACAAACATGCAAAACTGGCCACATGAACTTCTAATATACTTAAAGCCTGATAAAGGACATATTTATTGCTCTTTTGATTTAGCTCAGGCAGAAAACAGAATAGTAGCCTATACAGCTAACTGTCTTCCCATGATGGAGGCATTTGAAACAGGTAAAGATATGCACAAAAGGACAGCAGCACTAATATTTAAGAAGCCAGAAGACTTGATTAGTGATGTTTCTGGTAGTGCCGTCTTGGGAGGAGTAGCTACAAGATTTTCAGAAAGGGCAATTGGAAAGAAGGCAAATCATGGATTAAACTATAAGGAAAGTCCTAATGGGTTTGCGGTCATAAACGCCATGACGTTAAAAGAAGCAACATTAGTACACAATACTTATCATAAAGTTTATCCTGAAATATCGAGGGCTTTCTGGGGTTACTGTAATGAAAGTCTTATAAAAAATGGCTGTATTACTAATCTTCTTGGAAGAGTTACCGTCTTTCACGGAGACCGTTCAAGCGAAGAGGTTAGAAGAAAGGCTTACAGCTGTATTCCTCAAGGAACAGTGGGAGACCTAATGAATCGTTATGGAATTTTATATCTATACCATTTTATGGACATAACTCCCATGAATCAAATTCACGACTCATTAGGATTTCAACTTCCATTAACATTATCATGGACTTGTATAGCACAAAGGTTAATCATGATAAAAGCAAATCTTGAAAAAGAACTAACATGCCCTAACAAAAATGTCTTTACAATTCCAGCTGACTTAACAGTTGGAAAAACGTTAAGAAAGGAAAACGAAAAGGGAAAAGCTCCAATTGCCTTTGAGTTAAAAGGAAAAAAGATGAGTAGTAACGTAAATGAATTATCTGAACTATTGGAGGCAAAATGGAAAGACCTCGAAGAGTGAAGGATTGGATATCTGCTTATGAGGAGTATAACGCAGACATTGAAAGTCCAGATAGTTATATTCATTGGGCGGCAATATCAACGGTAGCTGCTGCTCTTAGAAGAAAAACTCGATTAAGTTGGGGACAAGAGAATTTTTATCCTAACTTTTATGTTCTCTTAATTGGGCCGAGTGGAATTAGGAAAACTACCTCCTTAAAAGCAGGAGGTAGATTATTAGACGATTTAATGATTCCAACCACAGGTGAAAGTGTAACAAGAGCCGCTCTTATAAAGGCTCTTGAAGAATCTGTTGATTCTATCGTTGATACTAAGGAGGGAACAAGTTATACTCACTGTTCTCTTACTGCCCATATCTCTGAATTTGCTACATTTATGGGCTATAAAGACACACAATTCATAAATGACCTTTGCGACCTTTATGATTGCAGAGAGAAGTATCGCAAAAGAACTACTACACAAGGGAATAATTATATAAAAGGGGTGTTCTTTAATCTAATAGCTGCAACCACTCCTGAAAGTCTTAACGACTTGATTCCTCATGAGATGATAGGATTAGGGTTATCCTCAAGAATAGTTCTGGTATATGAAAGAAGACCAAGAACGAGAAATTCACAGCCATTTTTTTCATTAACACCACAAGGAAAAAGTCTATATGAAGACTTAAAATATGACTTGTCATCAATAGCAGCTCTAAGCGGAGATTTTAAATATACAGATAGATTCATGACTATATATGACAAATGGTACATAGGAATGGATTTTGTATCTCCGTTTAAAGATAGTCGTTTTGATGGCTACTGGAATAGGAGGCAAGTTCACTTACTTAAACTATGTATGATTTACTCCGTTAGCAAATCAGATAGCCTTATTATTGATGAAGAATGCTTTAATAGGGCTTTAAGTACGTTAGAGAAAACAGAAGTAAATATGCACTTATCTTTCTCTGGTGTAGGGCATAGTTCTTATGCTCCACTAATTCCTAAGATTTTAGCTTATATAGGGATGCAGAAGGAGGCAACTATGGCAGACCTATTAGAGAAGTTTCATCTTGATACTACCCTTACAGAGATGGGGAAAATTTTAGATACGTTAATTATGGCAAGGGCTGTAACAGTTACTCTTGTAGGGAAGGAAAAGATATACAAGTTTAAGGGAAGTCCAATCTAAAGTCAAAAAATAAACCCAGATGATTATTTCATCTGGGTTTTATTTTATTTAAATTTCTTCTTTCTTTTTTTAGCTTTCCAATCAAACATCTTTCCAAATACTCCGCTTGACCATTTTTTCTCCTTCTTCTTACCTAAATTGGTGTGTATAATTGTCTTCTTTTTCTTAGGTTTATTTAAGGACTCCTCTGTTAATTTAAGACTTCCAGCTAATGCTTGCTTTACATTTTTAGCTCCCATATCAATGTTTTTTCTTACCTGATAAATAGGCTCAACAATAGGAACTGCAAACATTCTTGAGATATGCCTAAAGATAGGTTCTTTATGTGGTTGTCCTACAAGACCTCTAAGAATGTCTGAGGCTATATCATCACCTATTCCAAAAAAAGGTCTTCCAAACCTTATCGAAGTAGATTGAGGAACATTTAAAGATTCTCCTAAAGCTCCAACAGCCTTGAAAACAGTTGTTAAGAGCGGGTCTTTTCTATCTATGCTCTCTTGAAGGTCTTTAAGTGGCGTAGGATATGGACTCCTCATATCAAACAAATCGTTAAAGAGTACGTTAATTAAGGCAGTTGTAATTATTAACGATATTCCCATCTTTACTCCCGTCAGCTTATCAACTTTAGGGTTTTTACCCAAAACACTTCCAACTGTTTCCATTATGTAATTATGCTCTGATATGGCATAGTTCATAAGTGCTATAGTATGTCTAAATAGTGGATGTCTTCCAAGAACTGAGACGTCTGTTTTAGCTGAAGTAGATTGAATCTTTTTTAAGCATATATCTGCAAATCTAACCGCCTCGATATGAGGCATTTTTTTAAACTCTGCTACCTTATAAAAAGCCAACCATGTTCCATGAGCGTTAAATTGGTCGGCTAATTTCATGCCAAGGAGCAATGTAAAGTTAGCATCATCCCTAAGTCTTTTTATGTCTCCAAATAAGAGACTATCTAAGAGTGGAACAGAAGATCTTGTTTTATCGGTAAATGCTATAGTTTCTGGAGTATCTCTTGAAGCAAGAGCTAACGAGTCTTTCCAAGGCATATCAGCTTTTGGATTAGATATTTTATGAATGTTATAATACAAGGCTTCCATATAGCCTTGAATAAATGGTCTAAAAGTAAAGAGACTTTTTGAATTAACTAATCCAATATGCTTTATTATTTCAGGAGGAATAAGTCTCCATGAAAATAAGTTAAGAAGTGCAGTTCTGGTAGAGCCAGCTAAAATAGCTATTGATGGATTCTTAACCAAATGGTCTGCAATTGTTTTAATTCCCTGAGCTATTCCTGTAAGCTTTACCTCAGACCAGCCAGCTACATCATTTATCCATGTAGCGATATACTTGTGTAAATTAGGTTTATTTTCGAGTAAACTGGTAAGTGCAACGTTTTTAGCCCCACTGTTAACCTTAACTAAATCTTCTGGAGGATAATAACCATTTTTAAGCGTATAGTTTAACTGAGCTACGTGTTCTGTATGAACTAATGCGTTTATTGCAGCTCTATAATAATCTTCAAACGCTTGAAATGGATTTAGTTCAATTTCATATAACTGTTTATTACTTCTACGTTTTCCATGCTTAAAACCAACTGAAGTAGCTAAATTAGCTTTAATAAATACATCTTCTGGCATTTCACTAAGTCCAAATGTGTATTTAGTTTGAGTAGCGATATGATGAGAAAGAATATGGGGAAAATAATTTTGCCTTAATGGAAACATCTTAAGTCCATTTCTATCTCTTACGGTATTTATCTTTTCATATAGCTGTGCAGCCATATCTTGCATGGTAGTAAATGCGTTCTGAGCCTCCTTAGAGAGACTTCTAAAATCCATTCCTTTTATCCCATAGTCGGCATTAGCTATCAAAACATTTTTGTTTGCTTCCATAGAAAGAGCATATGAGGTTATTTCTTTTAGCTCTGAACTTTTAAGTTTATTCCTTAAGCTTTTAAGATTATTGATATGTTCTTCCAGCATAACTTTTCCAATCTTTTCGTCTTTTTCCCATCTCCTTGTTAAAACCTCATAAATTCCTTCTCCAGATTCAAGTAATGTACGAAGACCAGTTTTAGCCATCATAAAGAACTTCATTGGTTTTATCTCTTTTGCATAATTAAGAGCAAAGGCTATATCGTTTGTTACTATAGGATATGTTTTACTTTTACTATTTCCTACCTTTCCACCACCGTTATTTATTAAGTCATTAGGAATCGGAGGTAATGTGTTAGTCTGCCCGCTAACAGACGTATGAAAATCCTTTGACCAATCTGGACTATTACTTTTCCAGTCCCAAACATCATTTAATCCATGTTCAATGCTGTTCTTTCCCATTGTATAGGTGGTTACTTTAATAGGAGTAGTTTGGTCTCCAGTTCTATATTGTTTAGTAATATGTTGGTCAGAAGGATTTAATATACGTTCTGAAGTAATAGTTCCAGCTTTAAACGATGCTTCATGGGCTTTATAACTACTGGAAAATGCCTTCTTTACATTATTAGGCAAATTCAACATGTCTAAATAATCGTCAATATGTATACCTTTTTTAGTCAACTTAAACCAAAGTTTTAACAATAATTCTGGGTCAGGAAGAGGCATACCAGCGTAAAGATATTTACCTTTTTTATGTGTATCCATGTTCGTTAATATGCTAATTCTATCTGTAGTTTTTAAAGCGTCTTCAGGAGATAGAACAGTCTTTAAGGCTTTAAATATCTTTTTAGCCATTAAGTCGATAGGAACACCACTATAAAGCGTAGTAGGACTATCATAATTAAAACTCCAATTCTCAATATCTTCCCACATTTGAGTGTTAGTTCTGCCTGCTTTCTTAATTCCATGCCTTAAATAAACAGCTCTGACTATAGAATCAGCCGCTCTGTCTGGAATGTTTTTCATCTTCATTGCAGCTTTTACAATATTAGTCGCTTTAGAAAGAGTTTTAGTATTTAATACAGCGTTAATAACTCCAAGCTCTACTGCTCGTTTATAAAGCAAACTAACTATACTTGGCTTTTTAACTCCAGCTATCTTATCAAGAACTCCATCAACAGTATCTTCAGGCTTAAGAAATTCCTTTTCTTCTTTTAGCCCGTCAATAATATTGCTTGTTTTGGCGTAATCTTCTACTAATCGTTCTCCTTCCTTTTTAAAAGCCGCTTTAACTTCAGAAGGCAAGTCATAGGTAGGATATTCAGTCATATTATCTTCTATATACTCACCAAGAGACTCATCTTTAACTAACTGTTCATCAAAAGATTTTTCATCTGTGTGTTTTATCTCTTCATCAAAGGCGTCTTCTTTTCCTTCTTCTATATGTTCATCCTTTATAGGTATTTTTTCTTCTTCCTTTATTATCTGTGGTAATTTAACCTCAACGGCTTTTTCCATATCTTCTAACGTAAGTATATCTTCACGAGGAATCTTTTGTACATCTAAATTTTCGGTGGAAATTTCTACGTTATTAGCTGTTCTTTTGTTCCTTACCTCAAAGTAATCAGCCTTTCTTATATCGGCTTCCTTATTCTCAATAGAGGATGTAATTTCATTAAGTCTTTGAAGTCTGGATTCAATAATATTCTTATTTTTGATAAGTTCATTAAACTCCGCCACATATTCATCATAAACTTTTATCTCCTCTGGAGTAAGTTTACTTTGTATGCTTTTAAATTCAGCTATAATCTCTTCCAGCTGAACGAATCTCTGAATTAGCGACATATTTAATCCATAATAAGTAGCCTGCATTTCATATATTTTATTTAAAGACTGATAAACAGGCTCTTTCAGTTTTCCTTCTGCGACTTTTTCTACAAGAACTGAAGTTCTTAAATTAGCATATTCTTTAGCTTTACTATGAATCAATGAAGGTATAGCCAATCCAAAAGCATACTCTCCAAGAAGCCTTGTTGAAGGGTCTAATTTTCCGAGAATATCCTCAAAGAATTCTTGTGAACTTTTTTTCCATTCTTCTCCATTTCCTTCAGTAATATTACCTATAACCTTAGAAGCCGCAGGAATCCACACTTGTGGTTCAAGAAATTCAATTCCCTTTGAAATTCCTGTTAACATACCTTTAGCAATAACTCCCTCTGGAATAGTCTTTTCTACAACGTTAGCTGTTTTATCAAAGCCTATAAATCTTAAAGCTCCTTGTGCGAGGTCAGTTATAGAATCAATTTTTTCTGCGTAAGAAGCTATATTTTCTACAGCTTTCAGCTGTTTCTTAATTGTAGGAGCTTTTTCTGCTTCAGCCACCTCAGTCATGGTTATATCCATAAAGGGAATTTTATCGTCTCCTACATATTTCTTAATATTAGTAATAGTTTCAGGGTTTGGCTTAGGGAGTACATCTTTTAACATATCCAATCCCTTTATATATGCGGCTGCTGCACCTTGAGTAAGAAAGCTTGCTCCATGAACTCCGAACTTTAATCCTACTCCAACAGGATTAAGCTCAGCAATTTCTCCAGCTACTTTGGGAATAACTCCAAAATCAACTGGAAGTTCTTCTGGGCTACGGTAGGTATTAGCGTAAGATTCCCCATCCTCTACTTGCTCTTTCGCTACAATACCGTCAATAAGCTCATCATCAAACGTATTATATGTTTTCTTAGTAGCCTTTGCTTTATGTGAATATTCACTGATGTCTTCATTTATAAGCTCATCCAATAAATCACTCATCTTCAGTAATCCTCCTAGCATAACCTTTTTTAACTAATTCATCGATGATTATCGTTAATGCCTCTGATTGTTCTGTAACTTTAGGGTTCTTTTTCATGTACTTGTCTATCAATCCATTTATTCTCTCAGGAGTGAATAGAGCTTCATTATCATCTATCCCTAATTGTACAACATCCCAAACAGGAGACTTTAAACGTCCAAAAAAGTTTCTACTTTTAGATGGATATATAAAGACATTATACATAGGGTCTTTTAAATTCTCTTCGACACTACTTATAGCATCTTTATAATTATTATATGCTTTAGCCTCAGACATAAGCCTATTATGTAAAACCAAGCCTTCTTTCTCTGTAGGTAAATAAGTATCGTCTCCTATAAGGGCTAAAGTTGAATCCATCATACGTGTTCTTGTTGCCGCCGCCTGAGTCGGAGACGTAATATTAGTATCTTTACTTGTCTTTTTAGCGATACTATCTGCCTTACTTGAAAGCAACTGATTTTGTAAATCAACTTTCGATTCATTGGTAGCAATTTCTGATGGTGTAGCTTTAACTGCATTAACTATTCTAAGATTACCTCCCCTATCACCGTCATAACCGTATAATGCCATTACTTTATCTCCAACAGCAACTTTCTTTAAAGACTGTCTTACCTCATCAAGATTTTCATCAGTTACTTCAATATAGCGTCTTGTAGGAGATAATATGTCTGCCTTAAGCTGAGTATCACTGACTTTATCTCTTAACTCTTTTTCTTGACTATATCTACTTGCATCTCGTTCGACCTGAAATTTATGTTCCTGTTGAGCTTTTTCCATTTCAGCTCTTTTTGATAAGTCAAATTGTCCCTCATTCATCTTAAACTTAGCAGCATCAATAGGTGAAATGTCATATCCATTATAAGGAACTGTCTTAAGGTCTTGAATGTCTTTAAGATACTTAGGAATCTCTTTTCCATAAATATCCACATCTACTTTTCCTATACCAGGCACTTCAGTGGCTATTCGTCTTGAGTTAGCTAAATCTTCATAACGTTTTAAGATATCACTATAACTACCGATAGCCTTCTCCTCACTTAGCCTTCTGTTGAGGTTTTCTTTTCCTGTCATTTCAATTGCGTTATTAGTTAATTTTTCCTCCTTACCTAAAATGTCTTTGTAAAGTCCCTCTGTTTGTTCAGGCATAAGTCCAAATGTGCTAAGTTCGCCTCCTTCATAAACAGGAAACTTAACATCATTTTTACCAAGTTGAGAAGCAAGATATGTATTATATGTATTAAGAAAGTTTCTCTTTACTCTTGCCTTCTCATGTTCAGCCAAAGACGCAAAATTTGGATTATTTTCCCATTCTGTAAATACTTCTATAGGCGACATAAAAAATTCTCCTTTACTTATAATCAGAATAATTAGTAGAAAATGGAAACTTAATATAACTACTTTTACCCATAGCGTCAAGAAATTTTTTATTGTATTCCTGACGCCTCCTTCTCTCAGCCTCTTGATTCCTACTCTGTATCTGACTTTGAGCTAAATTTTGTCCTAAGCCTCCAAGCTGTGCTTGCCAACTTTGTTGAAACGGCCCCATTATAGCCTTTCCAACTCCACCTAAAACTGACGCAAGAGCCTGCTTGTCGAATGTTCCGTCAGGTAGATAAAAGCTACTTTTCGCTGGATTTGTCGTTTGGGCTATAGGAATAGAGGAAGAGTTCTCATCTGAAGTATCCCCTATATTTTCATCATACGTTACTGTGTAGGTTTTTTTTCCTCCAGCATCTACTCCATTCAATGAAATGCTTACATTGTTTCCTCCCGTTTCATGTTCCATATTAAGAGTCTTAATAAGCTCAGAAAGAGCTTCCTCTCCAACAACCATGTTCCTCTTTCTTATGTTTCCATATTTTCCTTTAGAATACGTAGAAGAAGTCATTCCAGGTAAATCTCTTTCTGTGTAACTCATAGTTTCCTTCCTTTCTGTGTTTAATTTTTAAATTCAGTTTAAAAGTTATCTTGATAACCAACCACCTATTCCTCCAGCGATTGCTCCAATAGCTATTCCTACTGGACCAGCTTGAGCTCCAATAGAAGCACCAGCAAAAGCACCTCCAAGCACGCTTTGAACGGTAGAAGGCTCACTTGAATGTGTTGTAACACCTCCAGTATAAGAGGCAACAGCGTTCATTCCTCTTCCAATAACATCAAAAGCCCAATTATTCTGATTTACAAGTCGTGCATTATCCGCATCAAATTGCTCCTTTCTCATAACAGTTATTATACGCTCCACTTCAGCGGTAGATTTAAGTAAATCTTTATAAACATTTACCAAGGTTTCCTTTGCTGTTTCGGCTTCTTTATAAACATTAGCCACCATACCAATAGTCTTTTGTTTTTCTAAGTTTATTGTTGCCGCTCTACTTTGTGCTTCATTGGATATAGCAGCAACTTGACCTTTTGTCTTTAACTCTTCTATTTTAAGCTCTTCATATTGATATAGATATTTATTAGCATCGGTTAAGTTGGTTAGATAGCCAGATGTTTTTCCTATAGCGTCAGCAAGGTCTGTTTTTATTGCATAGATGATAGCTAAAATTTTCTTTGCTTCTATATAAAGTTTAGCTATCTCTATATGCAATTCGATTTTGCGTATAGTTGCTTCCATACAGGAATTAACTATAAATTTAAGCATATCAATCTTCATCTTATACGCTTCATGGCTAAGTTCGGATGTATGCTTATTTATATCTCTGTTTCTCATTCCCTCTAAGATAGCGGCACCTATAACAAAGGATGAACTCATAACTGCACCCATATCTCTCATACCAGCATTATATTTACTGAGCGTTTCAGATAGATACGTATCCTGAACTATATCCGCAAACTTTTTAGCTTCTGCGGCTATAGTAACATTATTAAACACATAAGAATCTAAGTGCTTTAACGTAGTATTAAGATATGTTCTCCAATACTCAAATGGATTAAAGCCGTTTAATATAGCCTCTGCTCTACAGATAGCATCATCTACACTGGAAATATCGATAGTATAAGTATCAAACACAGAATTTAGGCTTGTTACTAAGTTATTAAGTGTTGTGGTTACAGTAGTACTCGGCAGAAATTGAGTTTTGGCTACAATGTCCGTATAAGAAATAGTAGGTGCATAACTTATACTTGTAGGAGCTGTTATAGTCCCTAATGCCGTTATAGCTGTTTGAATTGTTGTTTGCACGTAAGCCATAGATAAGCCAAGTCCATTTACAACGCTTTCATATAGTCTGTTTACTCTTTTTATTTCTTCTGTCGCTGCCTCTGGGCTATAAATCGCAAATCGTCTATATGGATTGTTTATATCGTTTGCTGTAATATCATCTCTCATAGCAAGCGTAATCCACTCTAATAGACTTTTGGCGTCTTCATAAAAGGGTTTAACTCCAAGACATTGATGCACCGCTGTAACGTCTGGAAGAAGCCAACCACCTTCATTAACAACACCTTTTGCAATTAACATTGAAGCTAACTCTGTTGATGCTTGAGGTGGACCTGAACTACCACCGCCTCCTGATGAACCGCCCATAATATTCCTCCTTAATAAACTAAAGTCAAATATAAATACAGGTTTATTGTAGTTAACGAATATCCAGAAGGAGTTACAGTATTTATTACCCCTGTAATAAAAGCTGCTAACGCTGTTTTCATATTAGCTATCGTTGAAGTTTCAATGTAGGTAGTACTGTTAAACTTCTTATCTACACCAGCGGTGGTATTTATAAACGTTACTTGCATAGACGTTTTAAATCCAGTTATACCGCTAACCAAAGAACTAAAATAATCTAATGTAGAGTTTATCTTAGTAGTTACTCCCGCTGCTGTAGTATCCCTAATTAAACCGCTTGAATATCTTGCTTCCATTATATCTCCTTACTTAAGAAATTACTACATTTAAATCCTCTGGTTATAGCTAATCTCTTTATTTTATCGTTATTAGCATAACCGATAATTGCTGCAATGTGATTATTTTTGGCATAATTAACCAATATACCCAAGCATTCATCATAGGCGTTTATCGGCAACCCTTCACTGCTAAAACTATAAATCATCAGTAATTTTCTTCCAGTGAAGGTATCAGTTATAATCCCAGTAGTAATCACTCCAGCCAAATTATCATTAACTAAATAAACCCAACAATCCAATATTTGGCTTAAAAGCATCCGAAGAACATTTACTGGGTTATAGTTATCTACAGCCTTTTCGATTTCAATACTCAGATTATCCCATATTCTCGCTACCTGCTCTGGTGTTAACTTCTGAAGCATACGCACCTCTTAAAATTCCCTTATCTACTCTCTTTATTCCCATTCGCATATAACTAATGTCAAATGGTAAAGTAGCAATTATTGTACATATATAATCAACGCCCGAAACACGAGGAAAAACAAACCCTCTATTATTAAACGGTTTAGTTGACACTAAAATATAATCATCATTATTATGATAATGAGCATAGCTTTTAAGTACAGCATTATTTAAATTTCTTCCAATTTCAATCACTGAGATGAATTTTCTGGCTCTTGAAGATAATCCAAAGGGAGTAGTTGTAAGCTCAATATTTGAGTTAAAAACATCTTTATATACTGCGTTATAAGCTCCGTCTATTAAAGTTATACCTGTAATTAAAGCTCCTACATCAAATAGTTTCTCTTGTCTATTCATACATAAACAACGCTCAGAAGACGTAAAATAATGTCTTCCATCAATAGAAAACGTAACAATCGGAGACGTTAAAGACTTAAAAATATATCCGAAATTAAGGTATTCAATCTTATCATTACTTAATTTATACATTTGTCCATTGCTTATAAAGTAATGCGTATAAGTATTGCCTGAAACAACTCCATCACATTTTCCATCAAATAACTTCTCCTTTCCAAAAAAGACCCCATTCGGAGTCAACCTGTATACACCGTCAGTACAGTAAGCTATTATACTATTAGCTAACTGTTTTATATTTATAACGCTTCCTTCTGAGACATACGTATAGCCAGACTCATTAGAAATATCAATAGTCATATCAATATTTCCAATTTTACTCCACGCAACAAAACCATCATCACAACCACCTATTCCACTAAGTATTCCACCAAGAAATAATTGCCCATTATTTAGTGTACAGATGGAATTTGCTTTAGGAAAGGTAGTGTCGTTTACTATCGTCTCAGATGTAACGTCATACTTAATAGTATTTAACCCATTCTGAAGCATCCAAAATTTACCGAAATTAACAAAACTATAAGGCTTAGTGCTAACAACATTAAGCTGTTTGTCAAAAGTTCCATCTTCATTATACATCTTTACAGCATCAGAAAAAACTAATAAAAAACCCTTTTTTAGCTGATAAAGAATAGGAAAAGGAAATTCTTGATATTCAACATTAATTTGTTGTGGAATATTATATGCCAATAAAGTACTCATTATAGGCTCTGCATTGATACACTTTGTTAGTCCAAAGTCTCCTTCATAAGGTAAATTTGTTCTTGAAATACCGTTAAACATCTCATTAACCATAAAAGAAGTCTCTTTCATTCTTATCTCCTTTCCATATATCTTACTAAATCCGAAATGCTTATAGAGTATAACAATAATTCCCCATATTGAGTCGTGCATGTAGGATTAAAGCATACTAAGGCTGACGTATAATCTCCACCAACTTTAGTGCATTTAGAATTATTTACAGATATTACTGTAAGAGGCTTACCGCAAGCAGAACAAAGTCGTGGAATATTTAAAGCGTCTAATTCATTTTCCTTATCCACATAGGCTCTTACCATAAGATTATCAAACTCATTTAACGCTAAATACAGTTCTTGGTCAGTTATTTCATGTAGTCTTGCATATTCAAGAATGTTCATGAGTTCTCTTATTTTTCTTCTGCCATATCTTCTAAATAGAGTCAATAGTTTCTCTTTCATGTTTTTCTCCTTAATATCTATATGGGTCGTTATTGTACATATCGCAAAGAGGAAGACCAGAATCACAAGTCCACTCACAGGTAGAACATATACCAGCGACATAATAGCAACTATAACCAGCCTCATTTATAAATGCTTCTCCACAGAGATAATCACATGCTGTAGTAGGATTCCAACAACTACCAAATTCTAAGCCATGACATTTTTCTCCTGAGCATTTGGTATAAAATGTTTTTATTTTACCTATGGTTCTATACATAAGTTCCGTTGCCTCTCCACAGGCAGTTCCACAAACACCATAATGCACATCAACAGGTGTCCAATAACCGCCTGTTCCAGCACCTATAATACTATGTTCAACAGTTCTGTTACATAAATCAGTAAATTTAACTGTAACTACACCACAATAGTTATATACAGAACAGACCATACACCCTGTTGAAAGTACTTTTCCATCCGCAGACGCATTTTCAAGCCATACATCAGCACTTTGTCCACCGACTATTTCCCAATATCCGTTTCCTGCTCCTGTTCCTGTTCCAGTCTCAGCTTCTATAAGAACACGTGCTTTATCATACATAGCAGCACCAGAATAGTGCCAAAATTCACTGTCCGAGATATCTAAATCAACAATAGGAGACATAGAGGTATAATATGGGTCGCAATGCCAATTGGCATCAGCAATTCTTCCACATCCATCTGTAACTGATACTACACCCGATTCTGTTGAGCATGACCTTGTACAATCATTGGTGATAAACATAGGAAAATCACCACCAGATAAAAAATACTTAGGATTATTTGTACTATAAGTATTCCCGAATCCGATATTTCCTGCAATATATGCGTCAAGATGATTACTAACATAACTCCCCGCAGGAGTTTGTGAGCATTTAGCAGAAGGGAAATTACCGTTATTTTCTAAAGATAAAGTTAATATCGGTAATACATAATCGAAAGACGCTGAGAGTAAATTACCATAAATATCCCTAATCGTAAAAGTATAATGTCCCTCTGTACAAATATTTGATGGAATAACCGCAGAAAGATTATTCCCAATATCAACAACTATTACATCCCCAGAAACAACTACATAGTCAGTCCCAGGGACTATTATTATTCCAGTTTCTATCGGAGGCACATATACACCTGGAGGAGGTATTATATCAATTTCATCGTCTTCATCAATGACGTATGGAAAAGGAACTGTTCCACAAATTTCGCAAGAGGGTACGACATTAGTTATACTTGGTTCATACTCATAATCGCCTCTTGAAATTTCTAAAACACGCCAACACATAATAGAGTCTGTTAAAGTGATTACTTTATTAACAAAAGCCGAAAGGTCATAATTAGTATATTTATCAGGATACATTTTTAAACAGTCTATTAGTATATACGATTTATCTGATGACTCAATTATAGGCATTGGAATGATTATATCAGGTTGTTCGTTTGTTATAGCACATACATAACAGATATCTAAATCAGCACATATACTTAAACATATCTCAACAATATTTCCACAAAAATCTTCTATGGTGATTATAATTGCACCTCTAACATCAAAAGAAACAATAAGATTATTTAAAACGGACGGTGTTGTAATAGTTTGTAATGAAACGCCTGTTTTGGGAGCCATAATACTCCAAGTATATGGAGCAACTCCACCATTAACTGCTATGGTAGTTATCCAGTCTTCTTTAACAACATTTTGAAACCCTACTCCACCAAAGAAATATTTTTCATCTTGACAAGAATCGAATTGTATCCTTTCTACTGAAATATCAGGTCTTCCAGGAGATATGGTTGGACCTGTATAATTAAAAGACACAAATTTTGATGGTTTTAAGTAAGTAAAAGCAAATTCTCCGCAATTAAGAACAACAAAAAAATTAGGTTGTTGTATAGAAGCCATACAATATAACTCAGTATTTGGAGTAAACGTAAACGCTGGATTTGAGCCATCGACAGGATTTCCACCTATCCATATATTGGCTCTTCCAAACCATATTTTACCGTTAGTAAAATCAACGGCAATTCTTATAGTTTCTCCAGTGCCTGTATAACCACTACCATATGGTACAGTAGTACCATTAAACTTACAATTACTTCCATAGCCATAACCACTACTACTACTTCCCACATAATTACTTAAGGCGGCTACATTAGACCCAACACCAACAATATAATTAAGAGTACTCCCAGAAACTCCACCAAGATATACCTCAAAATAACGTTTTAAAGTAGACGCCTTTAATACACTTCTAACACTTGTATAAGATCCGCAAGTGTTAAATGCTTTCTTATTGTTTGTGTCTGATAAAGTATAGCAAGTACTTTTATCCAATGGATTCCACATAATCAACCTCTCCTTATAAGAATCTGAGATTCCTGCCATATTAGATTTTTACTAATATTTATCATCTCCATCGTTATAGCATTCATCCAATCTTTTGACCCCTCGGTATTTCTATGTGTTACTTCTATCTGATATAACGCAGCATAAACAACCATATGGGGATATCGAGAGGTAAATATATTCTCTGTTACACCGAGAGTTGTTGTTGACACAGAGGCATTATAAGCTCCGTTAATAATAGTCCAATCAGTAAGAGACCTTTCTGTCCATACAGAACCTACGAGAAATTCAACCTTATTTAAACTAAGACTTTTATCAATGTCGGTAAATAATTGAAGACGATAAATATCTGCATTTCCAGTAGTGCTATCAATCTTAGTTCCAGCATAGGAAATTGGAGATAATATCTTCTCTGAAATAACATAGTCATCTCTTAACAAGGTTTCAGGTATCCACCAAATACCTTCATCTGGCTCTAACATTACAAGAATCTCCATAGCATTAGTAGAAAATGTAAGCCTAATTGATGTAGGTCTATATCCAGTAGCCCATATCTTTGGCTCTAAGGTTATAAGCTTACTTACTCCTATAATAACACCTTCTATATTTGCAGGAGTAATAGTCTTAATATCATCAGTCAATTCAGCACTATAATAATCACCACAAATTTCTATAATATAGTCTTTATCTGCTGCTGGAGAGAATAAAATTACATCCTCTGAAAAGTTTTCTAAGGCAGTAGTAGAAAAGAAAGTGTCTATACCTTCACCAGAAAATTGTGAATTTACAATGGTGTAGTATGTTGGTCTTCCTAAATTCGTTGACGCTAAGAAGTTATAATAGCTTAAAAATCCCTGAAAGCCCATAAAACATAATGGGGTTCTTATTGAATCACAATAAGCAAAAATAGAGTATATGCTCCTTAAATTTTTTATTTTAACATAATTATCGCCAGCATTTACCTTAACACTGAACGACTTAAATGACATTCTTGTATTAAATAAGTCATCAAGCATCCTTATTCCAGCATTTATATAGAAATTACAGCCATTATCAACCTCATAATCATCATCAACTACAAGGTCTCTCATTCCATTTATTTCTATGATTTTTTTTCTGATGTCTTTAAGTTTCATTTTTCACCTCAGTTTATTTTTTGACTCCAGTTTAAAGTGCAGCTATTTGATAACTGCACTCTAAAATGATTAAGATTTATCACTACCAAAACCCGAAAGAATAGCCATCTTACAAGGATGACGGTACTTTAATCCTTCTTCAGTAAGAAAACACTCCTTTTTACCATCAAACCACGCATTTCCAATGTTACTTTTACCGTCTCCGTCAATATAGATAGTTTTCTGAAGAGTTCTTCTACCTATATCTTTAGGGTCAAAGATGATAACCGTTCCCTTAGAATATGAATCTATAGACATAAGCGGATGTGTTTTCAAAAGAAGGGAATAGCCAAGAATTTCCCACCTGTTAATATTTATGCCATACGCAATAGTATCAGGTTTAAACGCAAATGATGAAGACGGCATTCCCTCGATAAGATTTTGTACTGCAAGTTTAGCATAACCATCACAGAAGCCCATCCTTTCAGTACCACCAAGTCTGAATATTTTCTCCATCTTTATGTTAATCCATTCACGTCCAAAACCTTCCCAAGTACTTCCAGCAGGCACGTCAGGGTCAGTTCTGAAGTCAGCTATAACAGGTTTAAATGGGTTGGGGTCATTAAGGTATGCGTCCATTATCGCCCCCATAAGACCCATAGAAAGACGTTTTACCTTACCATTTAATCCTATAGCCTCAGACTTAATAGGATTATAAAGAAACGCATATTCTCTGTCAATAGCGTGAAGTCTCAGTGTTTTACGTTTCTCGTCAGCATAGTTGCCATTATTGCCATATCTAAGGTCTGTTTGTGTCGCAGTTCTGGTCATCTCAAGTGTATTAAGAAAAATTTGACTAAAATTACTTCTCTTAATAGGATTATAGACCTTACTTTCAGGCATACCCGAACCTTCGGGAAATGCAGAACCAGCCCTTTGAATATACTTTATAGATGTGGAAGAAGGAACGACCATACCGAGACTGAAGTCTCCATTTAATATCCTGATTGCCACATAACTTGACGTATCAACGTAATTTACACCAACTACCTCACCAAAGTAGGATATATTTACCCCTGATGTTGGGTGAACACCCCTAAGCCATGCGTTACTGCCTTGATTAAAATGTCTGGCTACCTCTTCAGTAGTTCTGATATAGGCTATAGGATTAGTTGTAAAGTTAGTATTATCCACCGTAAGTAATGAAGAAGTATTACAGCTAGTTACATTACCTCCAAGAACAAAAGGCATTTCTTCAAACCAATGAAATTCGGGGTCGCTAATACTACTGTCCTTTCCAAGACCTAAAATTGCAGTTAAGGGAACATCTCCATTCCACTCAACAAATTGAATAACATCATCAATACTAAGCTTTCTTGCATCAACTCTTCCAGTTCCTTGGTCTATAGGAAAGTCCTTAGTACTAACCATTCCGCAGAATGGTTTAAAATCAAAATATTTAGGCATTTTTTATCCTCCTTAAAAGGGAATAACTAAGTTAACCATAGTATCCCCATTAGAATAGTATATATGTCTGGTTACATCCTCAGCCAAAGCACCAACAGACAGATTACCGAAATATACACTAATAGAGATATTAGTATCATTGATTATACCGACAACTCTCCCAGTAAGTTCGCAGGCAGACGGTAACTTAATAGTAGGAGATACGGTGCTTGCTCCAATGAACTTATATACAGAAGCTACGGTATTTATGACAATCGGGCTTGCTGTAACAGGTTCTATATTCGTTACATACTGCTCAAAAACTACATCATTAGCTCTTGAACCTAAAGTTGTATCCATTGTAGGCATTGCTTAATCCTCCATTCCTAAAAGTTGTTTAATTGTCTTACTCTCTGAGTCTTCTTTTGCAGATGGCTTTCTTGAAGGTGTACCTGTTTTAGTAGGAACAGTTGCTTTAGCCTTTTTTGATATTCCCATTCCTGTTAATGCTCTGTTTCCTACCTCTTCCAATGTTTTCTCAATGTCCCAGTCAGGGTGTTCCACCAATACCTTCTCCGTAATTGTTCTAACATATTCCTTATTCTCTGCTAATAACGGATAGTCCGCATAGAATTTATCCCTTCTTTCAGCCAAAGCTCTTTGCGACATAATTTGTTGCGTTACCATTTCAGGTAACACCCTCATCGAATTTAACATTGCATTTTTAACGGCAAAAGACGCAACACGATTAAGCATCTTATTTAATGCACCTTTATCAAATTCATCCTCAACACCTGCTAAAAAATTCTCATTAAACTCAACGCCAATCTCTTTTTTAGGCTCTGTATCTGCTTTATCAGCAGTATGAGAAGCAATCTTTTCTAATTCTGCCCTCAAAGCTGTATTGGCTTGTTTAAGCTCTGTAAGTTCATCAGGTATTTCCTCTTTCGTAACGGACTCCTTATCAACTACAGCTTCTTTTTCACCCTCAATTACCTCCTCTGGTTTATTTACTTCTTTATTCTCCTTTTCTTCTTTTTCTTGTATATTTAAAACATCTTCTACTATGCTCATAACCCCTCCTTTTGTTTTTCCAAGTTCATAAATATGCTTAATATTTCTTCTATCGTTATATACTGTCCACGAATGATATTAGACCTATCATGGCTTGTATTTAGGCATAATATCTCTCTTTCAAGCATTTCACGTTGCTCTTTTAGAGAACTAACTATTCTTTCATGAAACGAAGAAGAAAAATATTTAACAAGTTCATCTTTTGATAGATTCATATCATTTTCCTATAAAATATTTGAGATATTCAGAGGCTAAATTACCGCTTTCGCCTTTAGAGAACTCTCCAGATTTAAGTTTACCCTTAGCAAAACTACGCATCGGGTCGCTTCTAAAAGCATTAGTGAGTTCCTTCCGTAAGAGTTTTCCTTCTACCGTTCTTCCATCAATAGTAGAAAGTCTGTTAGTCAAACTTCTTAAAAACTCCTTAGTACTAAACGCTTTACCCACTGTAGAAAATGCTCCTGCACCTCCCAATAACAAAGGTAAAATTTCCATAAGTTTATCTTCAGATGTTTTAGGCTCAGGTTCAGGATTAGGCATATCTACATTAACTCCATTTACACCTTGAGTATAAATAGACGAATTTAAATTTGAATTTATATCTCCTTTAAGTCCGCCAGTATCCATAGGATACTCTTCAGGCGAAAGTATTTCACTTATCTTAGGAGCATCGTCTTCGGCATAAGGAGTGCCTTGTTCAAGCTTCTTACGTTTAATAGCATTTATAGCATCTTGTACGCTGGAAGGTGTTACATAAACAGAACTATCAAAATCTTTAGCCGCAGTGAGTTCATCAATAGCTTCATCAAGTCTGTCTTCTGGCAAACCAGATAAAATCTCCAGTGTTCTTGCTACCATATTATTATGTTCTTTATTTTTCTTAACCAGATGTTTGATTCGTTGCTTTGGCATATTCCTCCTGTGGAACAATGTTTCCTGCTTGTGCTTCTTTTCTTACATGCTCAGTTGAAGCCAACCTTATAAATGTATCAGCGTTCTTTACTCCAGCCTGAGTAAAACACTCCGAAAATATTCTGGTAATATCAAATTTTTCATAAAGTTCTTTGTTAGATGAAATAATTTCAATCATCTTTAAATAAAGATTACTTAACGTAGGTTTAGGAACTGAGCCATCCCTTGTAATTATATCAAAATCTATTTGAAGCATATCTGGAGTAACAATTTGCCTACTACCAGAAGCAATTCCATGATTTTTCATTAGGGTCTCAGTCCATCTACCAGTCATTTTCAAATACCTTGACTTAGATAACATAAGACTATTTAATTTGGCAAATATTATACCTAACGGCTTCATCAATTGCTCACTATAAAGCATCCCCATTCTTTCGAGTCTTGTATAAAAAGAATGTTGAGTACCTTCAAATTCAGCACCTGTAAGTCGTTCAGGTCCACTTCTCCTAAGCATACCCATAGTTGCTTCATCTGCTCCACCTATTCTTTCCATCGCTTGAATAACAATAGGTATATCTCTCATATGATTTTGAGTTACGTCATTTATAGGAACTTGAAAAATAGCATCTCCAATACTCTGTCCAAACATAGCACGTTCAACTCTAACAACACCTCCGCCTTGTTCCTTAGCTAAAGTAAAATCTGCGGCATTTATACGATACGGGTCAATCACATGAATATTGTTTACTGCTTGTTGAACTGCTTTGATGTGTGAATTAAAAAGCCAATCAACAATCCCCTGAAGTCCATATAAAGACTCCATCTTGGAAAGAGGAGAAATTGAGTACCCATCTGGGTCAGGAGTTCCAGAAACTATTGGTAAATCAGAAGAAATATTAACTAAAGGCATAGCCCTTATCAATACCGAATCTGCGGCAATAGAAAACCACCAATTTTCAGGTACTTCTGAGTCTCCAAAATCTAACTCTTTAGGAATAATATTAACAAATAAATTTACCACTTCAAAACTTTTAGCTATTGATTCATCAGTTGATAATACACGTTGAATCCCAGTTCTTGTACTTCTTTTAGACATATCTATACCAAATGTAGATGTACGATTCCGCAAATGCCTTAAATACTTAACATTAAACAAAGCTTTATCGTCTTGTACTACTAACTTATTATACGTCTCCGTACTAATCCAACCAAAAAAGCTACCTTTTTTTGCTTCATGTGAAGCTAAATTAGGGTCGGGAAATGCAAGATACGGGTCTATGTTTTGAAGCCCTATTCCCTCAAAGCCTGTAACATGGTCAGTCTCCCATATAGGAATACTATAACCTACACCATAAATAAGCCCATCTCTAAATAATGTATGTAATGGCAATCTTAATCCAGCTTTCTCACATTGTAATTCGATAAGCTTTTCAAGTAGAATTGCTCCCAACTCATCTTCAGGAGCTACTCCCTCGTACATAAAAATTGGAGTAGATAAAAATACCGAAGAAAGATAAGAAAGTAATGCCTCCAAAATAGCATAACTATACGGAAACACAATAGGAACAGGCTTATTATTATCTTTATCCAACTTCTCCTTTTCCGTTAAGTCAACAAATCCAGTCATAACATAGTCTATTTCATTCCAAGCATTATAACGACTTGAAATAACTCTTGATGAATTAGACATCAAAGTAAGAAGTTTATCTACTAATTTATTATGATAATCCGAATTAGGAGATAAATCATGTCCTCCTATATATTCGTAATCATACTTTATATCGTGTAGATTTTCTAAATACCTTTCAGAACTACTGACTATTGTATTGCCCATATCCTCACCTGTGTTTAATTTTTGAATTTAGATTTTTTTAACCTGTTATAAGCAGACTCCAATCTTAAGTCATATCTATTCTTTTTATAACCCTTTCCATTATAGAGTCTTGCAAAGGTAGAAAAGTGTTTATTTCTTAAAGCTTCATCTAATCCCCTAAACTTAAGTAAGTTAACAAAGGCTTTAAGATGGTTATTTTCATCTGACATGGCATCAACAAATTCTACAACTGTATTATAACCAGCTTCTTTATAATTGAAGCCCATTATCTGAAATTTTCCCCATGAGGTTGCCTTCAATGCAGCATTAAGGTCAAGAGCCATAGCATCATCAAGACGCTTCCATTCTTTCTCTCCACCAATATAGTTACGTACCCATTTATTAGTGCTAAGATTAGGATGACTCCTATCGTAATGTCCCTTTGTAAATTTATGAAATTGAAAAGATTCAAACAGAATCTTAGGTTTTCCTGACTTTAACATTCCATCTCCGAAAGCTTCTACCTCAGCTACCGCCATAAGCATCTCAACTTCACACCCAAGTTCTTTTGCAGCAGATATCATGGAAACAGACCTTCTTCTAATTTCCACTCCTGTAATCGGGAATATCTACAGGAGCAGAATTCTTTACTGCGTATGCGTTAATGTCTGATATAATAACGTCTTTACTTAACGTATCTCTTAAACAAACACATGCAACAAATACAAATATGTCGGCTGCTTGGTCTAACGCCTGATTATTTAACGTTATTCCAGCAATCTTCGTTCCTGCTCCAATTATAGAAGCCCAAAAAGTCTTAGTTTTCAGTAATTTTTTAAACATTTTTCTTCTCCTTATTTAGTACAGTAAATTAACTGCACTACAAATTCTTCCATCTGTGTTGCAGACGGTAAAGTTAAAACTAATGTGATTTCATCTCCATAAGTAACATGACAATTTGTTTCATCAAGGTCAACGCCTGTTTCTTGCCAAGCACTATTTACAACGTTCACGTCAGATGTTAGTACAGAAAGACTATTTTTATAACAATTTAATACTAACCCAGTCTTATCTGCAGTTATAAAAAATGTCAAACCAAGAATAACCGAATCTCTTCCTATCCATTTTGCTCTTCTGTAAATATTACCATTTATTTTATCTTTCATTTCCAACGAAGAATCATAAACAAAACCTAAATTACTCCCATTTATTTTCATTTTATTTAAGGTAAGAGGTAATGGGAAACCTCTTACCGTTACTATGTTTGAAGCAATACTTATCACTTGGTGATAACTTGTAACATTAGAAGCATCATAGCAACATAAGACAACACCTTTAGCTAAAGTAGATATAGACCTAAGAATCTCAAAAGTATTTTGACTTAATCTGATTGAATTGTAGTCAATATCTCTGATTAAATAATTCCATAATCCCTCAGCAGATAAAAAAGTATTAGTCCTAAGTTGCCCTACGTGCATTAGATAATTACCACCTTTCCATCAAATCTTCCATCAGGAACTTCTGGAATCCTCAAACCTATATTTCCTGTAGAAGAAATCTTTACCTCATCAACGTCAATCTTAACAAAATCAGAACCAGAAGCCATAAAAATCTGTGCCGCTGGATTTACACCTCTTCCATGCGTAGCCGCAATTATAGAGAAATAATAATAACCTCCAGCTGGAGCTCCCCAACCCGCAATATCAAAGGCTTCTGTATAACGCTCAGAAGGAAGTGAGTCTGATTCTTCCAAGAAGTTACAATGCCAAACACCAGCAGACGTTGAATTATCAACAAGAGTAAAAGCATACGCTCTGCCTGACTCAACCGCCCTCAACAACACAGGAGTTGTTGCATGATAAGTCTTAACTGCTAATGCACCCGCACCAGCAGCATGAATATTTACCTGCCAACCAATACTCAATGTGGTAGCATCTGGCAGAATTGTATCTTGTCCTGCCGTAGCCGTTAAGTACTGCCACCACGCTGAATGTTTGTCTAAGACTTCTGCGGCTGTTATGGTTGCAGCTCTTAAACCTTGATTAGCACGCCTCCCTACCTCCAAAGTTCGTAAAACCTTAAAATCTCCTCTTACCTCATACATAAACTTTAACCTCCGTGTAAAATAATGTTACCACTAAACCTACAATCTGGATTAGACGGAACTAACAACTTTAAAGTGTTGGCTGAAACAAAGATAAAATCTTCAGGAACTACCTCTGAGTAGCCAATAAAAACTTTAAACAACACATTACCGCTATCCATGTTATGAGCAATCGTCAATTCATACCTTCCAGCATTTAGACTCCAATCATCAACATTAAACAAAGCCTCAGCTATCTTAAAAGTCCCCGTAGGAGTCTCCTTCAACCTAACCTTTAACGCATCCTTTTCCTTCTCATAAACAGCATTGAAAATATCCTTATCACTACGAATCCCGCTTAATCCTTCCGCAGTGTAAACCCTATTTAAGATTTGTTTTGCTGAAAGCCGCATAATTAGTCCTTAGAAAATATGAGGGTTATATACAATCCCATATCATCATTTTTTGTCATTTTTTCTACGTATCCTCCTTAAAATGGATTACTTGCTTCTACAGATACTCCTTCTCTCCCAACTCCAACCGCATACTTAAAAGCGTCTGCTCCAATCAACCACTTTAATATCTCTAATGTTGGGTCTATCGGCTCAACAGGGGGCTTAGTATAGCTAATATGTACATCTATCAATTTAACCTCCTTCGCATCAAAAGTAAAAGTAGGGAGTGGTATAGGCTCACTAATACCCCTCTCAGCCTTTACTATTCTCTCTATAGCTCCACAGGAAGCTAAAGAGAAACAAAAAATAAATATTAAGGTAATATTTTTCATGATTCTTCAAGGTCTAATATTTGCTAATAACTGTAATCCATAAATAACCTCATTCATCTGCTCACAAACACTTAAC